GAAATGGTAGATGTTGCCAGGAATTTTCTTATTGAATCAGCATTGGACAGTGGAGCAAAGTATCTATTTTTTTGTGGTGATGATACATGCATTCCTTACGATGGATTCATGAAGTTACATGAAACGGCTGAAAACAATCCTGATGCAATGGTCGTTGGAGTATATTATATAAAACTATCGGCACCAATGATTATGATAAAGAAAGATGATTATATTGTTCCGGCCAATGTTGATCCAGGGCAAGTTTTTGAAGCATGGCAAACAGGTCTGGATTGTGCATTAATACCGATAAAAATATTACAAGAAATGAAAAAAGATGATCCTGAATTGCCATTTTGTTGTATTGCCGGTGAAAGGGAAGGTGTTCCATTCATAGGTGAAGATAACTTTTTTGTATATCGCCTAAGAAAAATGGGTTATAAATTATTGGTAAATACTGATGTCCAATGTTTACACGTCGATCTTTCGACAGGAAAATATACGGCACATTCAAGTATAAAATTAAATAATTATTTTACGAATATTCCAATTACTACACCATTGACAATGGATGATAAAGAAAGAATTGATCAACAATGGGTTGGCACGTTGCCTAAAAAAGATTAAAGTTATATAAAAAAACTTGACATTTACAAGATTGTTTGTTACAATGTTTATATCTTCAAAAATGTGGAGAAAATCATTGAAACAAATAATCTTTTTTTTATTTTTATTGTGCTTTTTAGGATGTTCGCAAGAACAATATTCAATATGGCCGGATGGAAACATACCATGCGTAATTAGTGGAGATTTCACAAGTCAGGAGAAAGAAGCAATAATAGAATCAATGAATTTTTATACTATATTATCAAATCAAAAAATAAATTTTGTTTTTACTGATAATATAGGTGAAAATGTTTTGCATATTTTTAAAGTTAATAATCATACAACATTATCTGGATTGACAACTTATGCCTATAAAAAAAATACAGCACATTTTATGGCATTGAAAAAAATTGAAAAACGTGTAATCCTGCATGAATTAGGTCATGTTGTAGGATTGATTGATGAACAACAAAGGCCAGATAGAGATTTATATGTATCAATTAATTTAGAAAAATTAGAAAAAAATAATTTAGCTTATTTTTTAGCATATCAAGATTATTGTATTTATGATTATCAGGATTATTTGTACGATTATCAATCCATAATGCATTATTCCGAAAGTGACTGTATTGATGCCATAGATTCACATGGAAATGAAATAGGCAATGATACCTTGTCATTGATTGATATACAAAAAATTAATGATTTATACAATAAAAAAAGCCCGTTATAATAACGGGCTTTTTTGGTTTTATTTTATTTTTATTCTTCTTTATTTTTCCCACGGATGTTTTTTCTTCGCACCGGAATCTTTTTCTTTCGCTGATTCTTTTTTGGGAGAATCTTTTTTTATATCTTCTTTTTCAGAATAAGGCAAATGTTTTTTTATTTTATTCTGCTTGCCATATTCTTCACTTTCTTTAATGCCTATGTCCAGGCGGAGCGGAATATTGTGCAATTGTGATGAATCTTTCAATTCAACAATATCGACCGCCGCGCATAGTGAATTGAGTGCCTTACGTGCGATTGTGACTGTTTGCTGGTTTTCATGTTCCAGGGAAAGATTTTCAAAAATCTTTTGCCCCTTAAACGGACCATCAATAATTTGATAAGTCAGTTTCAACATGCGGCCAGTGCCTTTTTTGTTATCTACATAATCGGAATCTTCCACTACGCAGATGTATTCCCCGGCAGGGACCGCTTCTACTGATCGTTCGCCATCTTCATGATCCGCATGATAATTTAATTCTGCCATTGCAATGCTCCTTGTTTTGTTATTTTTTAGTTATTTGATTCTGTCAGCAACCATTCCATTATTGCCGAACAATTTGCAAGTGTGATCCCGCCATCAACTATATCTTCCAGGCCAAAACTATTGCCGTTAATCATGGCGGGGTTATTGCCGGATAGATACATTACACGTTCACTTCCTTGCGTGGCTTTATTTTTTTTGTTTATGCCGCTGGAATCTGTTTTTAAGAATACTTTTTTGTCATAGAATGCAATCACATCGGCCCATTCTTCGATAACGGCCAAAGAGTGCTTGTCTATTTTCATTACATACTTATCGTATGGATCGGAATTGGGGGGATTGATCGTAATGGTTTGTGAATGCGCAACAAGAATAATATCGAAGCCAGCGGCCCGAAGCGCGTCACAATTTGCAAGAAAATCTTTCCATTTGTTTACCGCAAGATATTTTAATCCCTTTTGAAATGCGGTTTCTTTGGTGTGATCATCGGTAATAGATTCAACTTTTTTACCAGACGATTTTAAATCTTCTACTACCGCTTGATGTATAAGCGGTTCAAGCCAATCAAGCGTGTCTATAATGATTCTTTTATAGCCGTGCTTGTTTTCCTTCTTTAACAGAAAATTAAAAATTTCTGTTATTTCCTTCAGGGACGTTACAACCGGAGTTTTATCGCATTTAATGTGCGCTACACGATCTTCCGTAGGGATCATCAATGCTTTTTCTGTACTACCGGCCAGGGTGCTTTTCCCTAATTTGGGTGGTCCATAAATGACAATTTTTCGTGCCATTTTTTTAACACCTTTTTGGATGTCAGACATTGTAAATGCCATTGGCGTACTCCTTTTTTATTATTTTTTTTCAACGGAGACAGTAGGTTTATTTTCCTTTTTGTCTACGCATACAGATACTTTTTTATAAATATCTTTTTCATGTTCTTTAAGATATTCATAACCTTTAGTATCCAGGTCGAATTTAATCTTTTCAGGCCGCAATTCGTCTGGTATATCAAGACGAATTTGTTTGTATTTTTCCTGATCCAGACTAAAAACAATATTCTTCTTGATGTTGACGGAAAAACCAATTTCTGATTCATTGAATGTTTTAGATTTTTCATCAAATAAACCATAAAGTTTTTTAATTTTTTCTTCAACTTCATATCGCTTTTGTTTTGCCGCATCTTCAGCTTTTTTATGTTTCAAATATTCTTGAAACAATTCTTTTTTAGCTGTTTGTTCTTTTGTGGGTGCTTTTGTTGCCATAGGTTTTCATCCTGTTAATTTTTTTCGATAGTGCATACGTAAAATTGAATCAACAATTTGTGACGGATACAGGTGATTTTCTTCAGATTCTTTTTCAACGATCCTGTATATATCATTATTGATTTTTACGGACGTACTACCACCAGGGAAGATTTTTTTTCTTCCCTTCTTTTCCTTTTCTTTTTTTGTTACCATAGATTGCCCCTTGAATAAATTTGTGGTAGCTAATATAGAGACATAAGATAATCGTACACTATTATTGTCAATTATTTCTTAAAACATTTTTTAAGAAATAAAAAAAAATAAAATAAATTATTGACATAATTTTAATGATCGGTATATTATGTCATATCGTAAAAACACTAAAAAAAGGAATATGAAATGATCCATTTTAGAAAAGAAAATAATCGTGCAATTTGCAGTATCGCACGATTAGGAATTGTTTTAACCGATGATCCTGAAAAAACTACATGTAAAATTTGCCTGAAAGCACTCAAAAAGAAGCAACCAGAATTTTGCTTTAAGGACCGCGAACGCAGGCCGAAAGTATATATCCAAAGAGCAATGGAATATTAATATGTGACAAAAGGAGGGTTATGTAATATGGAACTGAATGAAAAAGGACAAATAGTTATTGATTTTAAAGATTTGATTTCATCGGACGAGGTGATGAAACAATGCGCTCGACACGCAGTTTTTGAAAGAGAAATATTCAACGGTCTCGTGCAAGTGCTTATTAGTGACGAAGCATACTTTGATGATGGGAATGCCCCGTGGTGGTGTTCGGTATCTTTTGGACAAAGTTATTTTGAAGATGCAAGAATACAATTGTTAAAGAATTTAGGCAGTATTGAAATCACGCAAATAGATTGCCTAAAAAAAGAGGTTGAGAACTACAAACAACTCTATGCTGAATATTTGGCGAAATCATGTAATCAGGAACGATATATAAATAGTCTTGAATTTGAAAATCGAACACTAAAGGATATGACAAAATAATACTTATGTAATAGGTGGAAAACTATATGTTAATTGGTGGATGCGGTTGTAAATCTTGTCAGGCATATTATGACTATCAGAAACGAGAAAAAGAAGAAAAGGAAAAAATAGAAAAAGAAAAAAAAAGAGGAACAAAATATGGCAAAAATACCAGTGATCCAAAAATATGATATTACTCTTGCTGAAGTAGACAAGATTCTTGAACGTGAAAAAATGCTTGAAGCCCCCAGGCATTATTTAGGAATGTCTGAAATCGGTGATGAATGTTGGCGCAAATTATTTTATTCATTTCGCAATGTTTCAAAAAAACAATGGCCAGCTTCAAACATTCGGGCAATAGAAGATGGTTTTGTTCAAGAAGATGTAATGGCATTACGTTTAAGAAAAATTCCGATTATCGAATTACATACAAATGTATCTGAAATTGTTGATAATACCATTGGGAAAAGATTAATCACACAAGAAGATAATAAGGATGATCAAATAGGTTTTCGATTATTATTAGGTCATTTATGCGGTCATTGCGATGGCGTTATAAAGGGATTATTAGAAGCCCCGCAAACATGGCATGTATGGGAACACAAATCAGTTAATGATAAAAAATTTGATGAATTATTGAAACTACGTGAAGCAAAGGGCGAAAAAAACGCGCTGGAAGCATGGGACATAATTTACTATGCACAAGCGCAACTATATATGCATGAATTAAAAATGGATCGGCATTTTTTAACCGTTACCAAACCTGGTGGACGGCAATATATATCCATCAGGACCGAATATAATAAAAAATATGCAGAAATGCTTATTGAAAAAGGAAAAGCAATTATTTTCGATAACTGGAATGTTCCCGCGAAACTATCTGAAGATTGCGAATACTACAAGTGTAAATATATGTGCGCTTTTGTTGATATATGTCACCATAAAGATTTTCCACTGGTCCATTGTAAAACATGCCGATATTCTGAACCGGCAAATAATGGTGAAAGAATGTGTCTCTTAAAAGATGAAATTATTTCTGAATCAATCTTGCATATCGGATGTGATTCGCATATATATAATCCGGCATTGGTCCAGGCGAAATTAGTTGATCAAAATGCCGATGGTTGTATTTATCATGTTGAAAATGAAGATGTTTATTTTGCCAATACAAATAATCTTTCAAGAAAATCGGATCAATGGGAAGAATTAAATGTATACACCAGCAAGGATTTAAAAGAAAAAGTAAAATCAATAAATAATCTTTCTCAAAAAACGATGAAGGTACAAAAAAAATTCAACGGAACAATGATGAAAGAAAAAGATGTGCCGTCTGGTACGGTTGTTAAAGCATGGGAAAAGAAAGAAATTGATCCACGATTGAAGGACATATAAATGTCCAGTTGTAAAAAATGTGGAAAATGTTGCGAAGTTATTCCATTGGCATATTCATATTATAATATCATTGCTATGCGTAATAATTCTAATAAAAGTTTTGATTTTGCGGCAAGAAATTTTATACCAATATCAAAAGAGCAAGCATTTAAAATAAATCCATCTTTAAATAATGGAAATACAAATTACGGATATTTTTATAAATGTAAAAAATATGATGATAGAACAAAAACGTGCATGGTGTATCCGTTACGACCGGCAACATGCTCCGAATATCCGTATTTGATGGAAAGCACTATTATTGATTTAATATATCCAGATTGTACCTTTCAAAAGGATATTACTTTAAAAAAATATTTAATAAAATAAAAGGTATTTTACATGAACCAGGAACAAGCATTTGAATTAGCTATGAAGGGCGAAAACATTTTCTTAACCGGCAATGCGGGGACCGGAAAAACTTATACATTGAATAAAATAATAAGGGCATTGCGTGAGAGTGGTAAAATTGTCGCGGTTACTGCCAGTACCGGCATTGCCAGCACTCATATTAATGGTACAACCATCCATTCATGGGCAGGGATCGGAATAAAGGATAAATTAACGCAGGATGATTTATTTAAAATAAAAAATAATAAATGGTCGCGGGAAAGAATTGCTAATGCTGATGTCCTGGTAATTGATGAAATATCAATGTTGCATGGATTCAGATTAAATTTGGTTGAAGAAGTATGCCGGTTTGTTAGAAACCCGCACCTTGTTTTTGGTGGATTGCAAGTTATTGTGTCTGGTGATTTTTTTCAATTACCGCCAGTAAATAAAGATAATGATGGCGAAAAACATTATTGTTTTAATTCACATTCATGGAAAACAATAAAATTTAAAACTTGCTACCTTCAGAAAATATATCGTCAGGCCAATGATCGGACGTTTATTGATATACTGAATAATATTAGAAAAAATAAAGTTACAAAAGAACAAAAAGCTGTTTTAGATGAATTATCGGAAAATACATATAATAATGATATGGCGGTTAATTTATTTTGTAAAAATATAAATGTTGACCGCATGAATGCGCAGGAATTACATGCATAGCATAGTGAACCTTTTATTTCCAGCATGGA